ATCTGCTGAAACGGCTGAAAGTTAAAATGCACGCCCTTGGCTGGCACGTTGGCCGTAGCGCGTCGCACCTCGGTCGGCACGTCCTGCGGCATGTCATCGGTCATCCCGCCAAACTCGGTTAGAGGAAGAGGGTTGCCCTCGGCGTCAGTCACCGGAGGAAGATTCTCCTCGTCAGTCATGGCCATGGAATTGTTAACGCTTGTCTGGCTGGGTGTCATGGGGTTGTTGGTCGGTAGTGCTGGCTCAACCACCATGCCATCTGGAGGTTGGTTCAGCGGGTATCGTTGATTGCGCTGACGAGACATTACGGAAGCACCGTGCCGTCAAAGTTCTCGCCTTCTTCGGCGCGCAGGTTGGCGTTGTCGATATTCTGTTTGGCCAGCGGCGCGCTGGCGCGAACTGCTGTGTTCCGCTGCGACATCATGGCGTTGCTGATCGGCCCCGCCATGTTGAATAGCGCGTTGTACCCGGCAATCTTCATCTGCGGGTTCTTCTGTTTGCGCAGGTCGGCAAGGAAGCCTCCAACGGCCGGGTTGTCCTTGAACATCGACCCGCCAAGGATCTCGCCGATGCGGTCGTAGCCCGCAGCCTCGGCTTCCAGCCCCTTGTTTTGTGCGTACATGCCGCCAAGGTTGGCCAGCGCCCCGCCAATATCCTGGCCGAGCTGTCCCATCGTCTGGGCGTTGGTTTGCGCGGCGCCCATCATGCCTTGGGCGATGATGCGTCCGCTTTGGTCGTTCTCTGTCGGGTTATAAGCAAACATAGTTTTGTTCTCCTTCTCGTTGTTAAGCTGCTTCCGCCCGCAGGTAGCTGGGGCGTTCTTTTTGTGACCATCTGAGCTGATCGCTCACATTGCTCACCAATTGGCCAAGCCGTGGACACAGCACCTCGGCGGGTCCGTCCTTGGCCATGCACGCCGTGCAGGCGCTGACATAGTCCGGGTTGTCACCTTTGTCCTCCCGCTCCTGCCATGACTCGCCGACCTTCTCGTAGCGTCCATGGTGGATGGGCAAATTGTTCTCCTCGATGTAGCGCCACACGTCCTCATCGGTGAAGAGACGGATCGGGAAGACGAGGCTGGCGCTGTCCAGATTGCGCGCCACATCGGTGCGGATCGTGATGTCGCCGTAGACCGCATCGCTGTCGCTCGCCTTGTGGCCATGAAACATCGCATCCCACGGCCAGTTGAACGTGCCGGTCGGCCGCTGGTAGATGTCCGCAAGTCCGCAGACAAAGTCCTCGCCGTCCTTCGGGGCGCGGATGCCGGTCGGCAGCATGTTGTAGCGGGCGCCGATCTGGTAGTATCCGGCGATCTCCACCTCGCCGCCGCCGTCCTGCACCATCGTGGCCGAGGGCGGGAAATCGTAGACGCGCAGTCCGTAGTGCTGGATCACCGCATCGGCGAACCGATACTTGTGCGGCTGCCAAGGCTCGCGGTGAAACACCACCGGCAGGTCATCCCAGTGCCGCCGCACCAAGTCCAGCACCACCATGCTATCCTTGCCGAATGAGCAAGCGATGCACGGATTGCCAAACTCGGCGAGCGACTGCTCGATGAGCCGGTGAGCGTAGGAGACTTTGTCTTCGTAGGTCATTAGAAAGAAACGCCGCCGAGGGCCATGCCCATGCCGACCGATCCGAGGCCAGAGGCAACGCCGCCGCCAATGCCGCCAAACATCCCCATCATGCCCGCGTTCTGCGAGGCACCCGCCTGCATTGCCGCCGCCTGCATCGCGGCATTATTGTTGAGGATGGCGTTGCGGTTGCTGGCGGCCATATTCGTGTTGAATGTTTCGACGCCAGCGCCCATGCGCATTGAGTTGCCGAAGATGCCACTGACCTGCTGGGTCGTATTGCCCAGTGTGCCCAGTCCAAGCTGGAACGCTGGCCCGATAGACTGACGGTAGGGGTCCATGTCCATGTAGGCGCCAGCCAGTCCGACACGTCGCTCGCGGCGGGCCAAATCCATTGTGTTCACGCCAGCGGCAAATCCACGCCGCGCATCCAGCCGCTGCTGCCCATAGGCATCTCGGTTGAGGATCTCCGCCGCGCTGCTACCCATCGAGGCGCCAAGTCCGCGAGCCGCGAAGGCCGCGCGTGCCGACTGCGAGGCTTCGCGCTGCTGCTCTGGGGTGAGCTGGCGCCCCAAGGCGAGTTCCGACTCTGCGTCACGCTGGAGCCGTGCCTCAATAGCATTAGGCGCGGACGCCGCTTGCAGCTCCTCGCCGATGACGCCGCGTGTGCGCTGGAGGTATTCGTTGTTGAGACGACCGGCGAGCTGGTCGGCGGTGCCGAACTGCATGTTGATGTATTGCGGGTAAAGCCGCTTAATCGACTCCTCTTCTGCGGCGATCTGTGCATTGGCCACGCGGATCGACGCGGCGGCCATTTTATCGTAGTCGATCGGCGCGGGCGCCGCTGGCACTGGTTGTGGCGCGGGTGCGCTTGGTCCTTTTCCTCCCATAGTATTATCCTCCTGTTTTGCTAATTAGTTTGTTCCAATCGTAGACTCGCGGCTCAAAGCTCCCACGTCGGCACCATGCCGCGTATTGCTGCGGATGCGGCGCCACGCGCAGACACTCCCGCACAGGGTTTGCGCGGCCAGTAGCAGCAGCCAAAGTGACGAACCAACAATTCGGCTCGCCACTTTCAAAGCACTTCTCCTCCGCGTTCCACCGCAACTCGCTGGCCAGAAGAAAGACTTCCGGTGTGGCGTGGACTAAGCCGGACGACAAGTGCTCGCCGACAAGCTCCCAGAAGTCCTGCGTTGAGTGCTCGTCCCACCATGCTTTTGCCTTTTGCCATGGGGTCATTAGCTGGCTTTGATTTCGGTGAGGGTCAGCGTTGTTTTAAGCGTTCCACCCATAATCGTGGCGCCATCTATCCCCGCATTGTTATACCATCCAGCACTGCCGCCCCTGCCAATACGCACCCTGTATGTTGTGGCGCTGGTCGTTGCCGGTAAGTCTGAACATTCCAATACCAAATTGCCAACCAAAGCGGAGCTGATGCTTTCCCACGCCGTTGCTATTGGCGCTGTCGCAGAGCCGCGAAAGACCGCCACAATAGGCGTAAGAGAGCCGGAGCCAGAGTATGGGCACACAACGCGGACGAGCACTTTGTTTGTTGCGCTTGTCGGCGTAATTGCCTGCGTCAGAATTTCTATTCCCTGCGCATTAGACAGAGCCGCGCTGTAGTCAAAATAGTGCGCAGAGTTTGCACTGCTGACCAGCGTGATTGTTGATGTTTCTGCCCGCGCAACCTGCACCACCATTCCGTCTGCAAGTTTCGGCCCCGTGACAGCGCCCGAATTTATCTTCGCGGTTTCCACGGCGTTGCTGGCGAGTTTCGCGGCCGTCACATTGGCGTCTGCAATTTTCGCCGTGGTGACATTCGCGTCCAAAATCTTTGCGGTAGTGACTTCATTGTCGGCGACAACGACAGTCGGCGCGGCGGTCGTGTTGAGCTTGGTCGGGGTCACGGTCTCGCCGCTGACCCAGTTGTAGGATGCTGTTACTGTTGCCATTGAGTAGTTGAGGGTTGAGGGTTTAGAGTTGAGAGAGGTTAGGCGGCGTTGCGGGTTTCGGTCGGCGGGTTGCTTGGCCCTGCCGCCTCGATGCTGACGTTGCGGATTTCCGGACGATTCGCCGTGGTTAGAAATTCCAGTTCGGCGTAGTGTGCCTTGGCGCGGATCGGCTGCTTGAGCGTGTAGTCTTCGGCCAGACCGGACGTGTTGGTCTGCCCCGGCACCAGCGTTATGGTAGCGTCGGGGTTGATCGTGATGGCTTTGACCGTGACCGATCCGGTGTTAGGCAAGACGACATCGGCGAGGCTGCGGACGAAGCGTTTTGTTGTCATACCGATCATGCCGTTGCCCATGCCATAGCGGCGCGTCACGATGCGGCCGGGGACCGGCGTGATGACATCGGCTTGCACGTCCGGCGACTGGTCGCCTTCTTCGATCTCGTCGAGGAGCATGAGGCGTCCGGCCTTGTTGGAGACGAACAGTCGCCGCTCGTTGGCGCGGGTGGCGACGACGAAGTCATCCACGCCGAATCCGTAGATGTCGCGGGTTTCCCACTGGTCGTTCAGCGCATTGTAGAGGAAGACGCCGTTGTTGCTGTCGGCACCGGCCAGAGGGACGGCGAGGTAGTAGCGGTTGCTATACCAAAGCCCGACCGAGTTCTTGACTAGCGTGGCGTTAAGATCATCAAGCTGGTTAGCAATCGGGTCCGAGAGAGGCTTGGTGTCGCCGCGCAACTTCAAGTCGAGGCGACTGTCGAGGCGGTAGACACCGGAGTCGCTGAGGAAATAGACAAACTGCCCAGCCGTGGCGATGGAGCGGCGGGCCGCGCAGCCGACCTCATCGGTGAGGAGCGTGAGCTTACTGAGAGCCGTGTCGATGGCCGTAGAGGCGCCGTCCACGCTGGCGAATTGATTGACCTCGGCCAACCAGATGGACTTGCGACAAAAGACGAGGAAGCTGTTCTCCACCCACGGATGGACCGCGACAACGAAGTCATTGCTGCCCGCACCGGCGCGGAAGGACTGCCAGTAAGGATCGTAGGTATTGGCGTCGAGAATGTCCGAGATGAGCACGTTGTTCTTACCGTCAGGAAGCACCAGCCGGTTGTTGACGTAGGTGCCCCAAGGTGTCGAGCGCATGGTCTTGAAGGTCGCCGACATTCCGGTCGGCACGCCTGCGGGGCTGCGGACGAAGGCGGTCGTGATGCCGTCCCAGTAAAGCGGCGCCTTCACGCGGCGGATGGTGCGGCCGCTGGTCGTGGCGTCGGTCGCGGTGCCGCTCGGCACGGTGATTGTGAAAGAGTTCGTTGAGACCGTGGCGATGTCGTATTCCACGCCGTCAAATGCAGCGACATTGCTCCCCTCAATGCGCACGCGGGCACCGGCAGGGAAGCCGTGGCCGGTGAGGTTGACGGTCGCCGTGGTGGACGCCACGGTGATGCCGCCGGTGGTCACGTTTTTGACAACCCAGTTAGGACGCGAGGCATCGGCTTCGCGGAAGAGGTAGAGGCGGTCGTTGGCCTGCGTCATGGAAATCATGTCGGTTGGCTCGATCACCTCGTCCGGTGATGTCGGGTAGGCAAGCTCCTGCGGGAGCACGCTGATGACGATGGTGTCGCCGTTCTCGTCTACGATTTCTTCTCCGGTGTCAGTGACCAGAAAGCCGCCCGCCCAGACACCGGCGAAGGATTGGTTGTCGTCCAGCAAGATGGTGTAAGCACGGTCGCCTCCCGCCAGCACAACGATCTCCGCGCTCTGCACCTGATCGGGTGAGCGGTAGACGCTGGCCGCAAAGATGCCGCCGGAATAGGTGCTTTGCACGACCGGCGCGTTGGGCGCAGGGTTCAGCACAAAGGGCACCGTGAGCGGCGAGCTGGCCACGCTGATGGCATCCGCCATGCGCTTCGCGCCCTTGCGCGTCACCGCCACACCGCGATCCAGCCGCATGTTCTCCGAGAGCTGGAGCATACCAGCAGGCAGCGTAACCGGATTGATCCGGCTGGCATAACCAGCGAATCCGGCGTCACCGTCGCGGAGGATGGGGCTTTCTAAAGGCATGGGTTAGCCGAAAAATGCAACGTATGCGCCGGTAGGATTTTCGTTGGCGCCCTGTCCGTTTTGGACAATGAACCTGCAAGACGCTGTGGTCGGTGCAGTGTCAACATACTGATTCATTGCCCGATTGGCGGTTGCCGCATCTGAATAGTCTGTTGACGCAACAGGGGCATAGTTGGCGTCAGGCATTGCCGTTGTAAAATGAACTGTAAAATCTCCAGTGGCGCTGCGGACCACCTTGCTTACGTTACCGCTTGCACGAATTGTGCAACGGAACTCGCCGTCTACCGTTGATCCGCTGTTTCCGTTAAAGTTGACCCAAGCACGGCAGCCATAGATCGGCGCCGATCCGGTTTGTGCTCCGCTCAATTTGGCTGCCGTGACATTGGCATCCGCGATGTCCGCCGTCACAACGGCATTGGCCGCAATGCTCGTCACTCCAGTATTACTCACGGTCACATCCCCAGTCAGCTCCGTGGCGGTCGGCACGTTGCTGGCATTGCCGAGGAGCACGCGGCCTGCGGTGATGTTGGCGAGCTTGGTGTGGGCGATGGCCGCCGCCGCATCAATGTCAGCATTGACCAGTCCGCCGCGCACTACGGATGCAGCGACACGCTTGGTCAGTCCGCTCTGCTCGATGACGAACTCGTCGCCGGATGCGAGGGTCGTTGCTTGTGTAAGTTGTCCGATTGTTTTGGCCATAAGATTAAGAGGTGACGAGTGACTTGTGACGAGTG